CTATCATTAATTTTTGCCTTTTAAGAAAATTTGTTACAATTTCTGATTTATATTCACCATGAATAAAAATTTTTGGAACAATTGTTGAATAAAATTGATTTGCTGCTTCTGTTCCTGATATAACTTGTCCAACTGGTAAATCTCTGTGATGAAATAGTAAATCTTTACACAAAAAAGATTTACCTGTATCTCTTTTACCAATTAATACAACTACTTTATCGTGAGTAATTTCTTTCATATTAAATTTCTTTAATTGTATTTCCATTAATATATATATATTAATAGTTATTTTATATTTTACGAATGTTAAACGTTTAAAATATAAAAATATAAAATATTATTTGAATATTGTAATGGATAATATTAAATACTATAAGTGGAATAAAACAAGTAATAAATTATTTATGAATACTTGTAAAGAATACTTAAATATCAAAGATCCTCAAATATATTTTCCAATACTATCTTTATATTTTTATATACATAATACAAAAAATGCTAATAAATTAATTGATATTGACAGGAGATATTATTTATTAGAATTTAATGACTGTATTGATTCTAAATATTTTAATTCAAATACAATTATGAATTGTAATATATATGATTCATTAAAAGATATAAAATACTCTAAAGAAATTTTTACAAAATGTATTCCATTATTAGATCCAATGCATTATATGATGAATAATTATAATACTAATAAAAATAATAAATTATTGCCTAATAATTATATTAATAATACACAATCTAAAATTAATAATATGAATAATAGTAGTTATATTGATACTTTTTTTTCATATATTGTAAGTGAATTAACTATTAATAATATTTCACCTTCATTTGCTATATTTTATGGTTCTGTAAATGGTACTAAAAATGATTATAAACTTGATATTACTGAGGAATATCACGAATATCATTCAGAAAAATGGTTTGATAAATATATGGGTAAATTATTTAATATTAATTTATATGTTTCCAATTCAAGCGATGATGATGATGTAAATAGTTTATCATCTAATTCATCTTTATCAGATTATAGTGATGAAGATGAATTTATATGTGAATTTAATACTTTCCCTGTTCAATATTTATTTATTGAAAAATTAGATGGAACACTTGAAGATTTTTTAAAGAATGATATTAATACTGAATTACTTATTAGTTGTTTATTTCAAATAATATTTGCTTTATTATATCTTCAAAAATATTATAAATTTACACATAATGATTTACATATAAATAATATTATGTATGAAAAAACAAGTAAAAAATATTTGTATTATAAATATAATAATTGTTATTTTAAAATTCCAACATATGGATATATTTTTAAAATAATTGATTTTGGTAGATGTATTTTTGAATTTAAAAATAAAGTTTTTTTTAATGATGTATTTTCAAAATATGGCGAGGCTGATGGACAATATAATTATCCTCTTCCATCTGTTCCATTATATAACAAAAATAAAAATGAAAAAAATATTAAACCAAATTATAGTTTTGATATGTGTAGATTATCTACTACAATATTAGAAGAATTAGATAAAGATTTAAAATTTAAAAATAACGATGATAATAAATTATTATATTTATTTTTAAATTTAATTGTAACGGATATTAATAATAAAAATATTTATATTAATAAATCTGATAGTTTTGACTTATATATTGATATCGCAAAAAATTCCTGTAATGGATTACCACATGAATTAGTATTTCATGATATCTTTAAAAAATATAAAATTAAAAAACTATTATTTCCAAAATATGATTATTATACTACTTAAAATGGTGGATTCATTCTATTAATATTATCAGTATTTGATACTACAGTTTTGGGTGAATTATATGATGTTGTATACGATTTACTACCACCACTTTTACTATTACATTTTTCACCCGCGAAACAGATATTAAATATTAACGAAAATATAAATACAAAACTGAATATAATTATTTTATTTATATTATTTTCTTTTATATCGGTGTTCTCTTTTTTATATTTAATATATATTATATAACCAATTGTTATTATTGTTGATAAAAATAAACTGAATATAATCGGGTTTTCAAACATTATTATATATACATTTAGAAATTATTTTGTTAAATTATCTCTGTTGCATCATTAAACAAATTATATTCTTTATTATTTAACATACCATTTATATCATCCATGAAATTATCTACAGTCATTGTATCATCATTTTCTATTTCAGTTTTAGGTGGTTTTTCTATTATCTTAATATTTTTTTCTATTTTATCTGTTAATAAATTTAATGTATTTGTTTCTGGTTCTATTCTGTCTGGTTCTATTCTTTCTGGTTCTATTTTCTCCGGTTCTGTATTTGTTTCTGGTTCTGTTGATATTATATTTTCGTTAATATTTATTTCTTTTTTAAAATCATCTAATATATTATCAATTGATATATTTTTATTATTCTCTTCTATTATTTTATTATTCTCTTCTATTATATTTTTATTATTCTCTTCTATTATATTTTTATAACCATTTAATTTTTCTTCAACTGTTATACTTTTTTCATCTTCGTTTTTAATTATATCTGGATTGTCATAATTAAAATCCTCTTTATTATTATCATCTAATATGTTATTAATCTCTAATCCATGTGTATTTTTTTTAATTATAGTTTCATCTATATTGTCATCAAAATATTTAATATTATCAACTGATTCTTCATCATCTATTGTATCATTAGATGAGAATTTTTGTTCTAATAATTCATTCATCATTGATTTTTTAAGATTTTTTAATTTTTGTTCTTCTAAATCATATCTATTTAATATTTCTCTTTCTTCTGATGGTTTATTTAATTCGTTTGATTCTAAATGTTCTCTTAATATTTCTTTTACAGGTAATAGTTTTCTAATCGTAATATCAATAGATTCACTAATTAATCCTTCTATTATTTTGATATTTTTTTGATATTCACTACTAATTACATTTTCATCGTATAAATACGGGTTTTTCCATATTTCTCTTCCAAAATTAATATAACATTTATGAATAAAATTACTTACAACTGGTATTGTTAAATTAACTTTTTTATTATCTCTATTACTACTTATTGATAATAATATTTTTGTATGACTAATAATTACAGCTGTAATTAAATCATCTAACCAATCACATTTAGATATTTTAATTATATTTTGTAATTCTTCCTCTATTATATCAGTATTCCATTTAGGAATTATTTCAATATTTCTTCTAAATATTTTAACAATATTATCATCAAAATCATCTGAATTATTTTCTTTTTTTGATTTTTGATATATTTCATACATACCATCATACATTCGTTGAATTAATATATCTTTCAATTGTTTTGTGTATTCTAATTTTGCTTGTGCAAATACTGGTGCATTTAAATCCTCCATAATTGATTAATGTATATTTTATTTATAAAATCTAGACTTGATTTTTAAATAGTCATTATATTAATTATTATTTATTCTTCCATTTTTTCTTCCATTTTTTCTTCCATTTTTTCTTCCATTTTTTCTATTATCATCTATTGTATCTCTAATTCTATAAGGTGTTAAGAAATAAGAAAAAACAGATGACCATACTAATACTTTTACTATATCATTATTAACATTTTTTAAGAAAACATAATAATTAAATATTCCAAAAATAACACCTAATACTGTTATAAATGCTCCTATTCTAATTTTATCTATTTTTGATCTATTATTATTATTATTATTATCTTTATTTGTGTCAGTAAATATTAAAAATAATCCCAATAATGTAATGAGAACACAAAAAAATATATTTACCCAAATAATAAATTTTGTTGCTTGAATAAAATATGTATCCTCTGTTACTTTGCGAATAGATTCCATTTATATTTATATTTATATTAATATTTTTATTTAAAAAAAAAAGGTATTAATATATTATTGAATATGAATAGACCTACTTGGGAACAATATTATAAAACTATAGTTAATGAAACATCTACAAGATCTCCTTGTGAAAGATTAAAAGTTGGTTGTTTATTAATAAAAGATAACCGAATTATTTCTCAAGGATATAATGGATTTTTATCTGGTTGCCCACATGAATCTATTGTTGAAAATAATCATGAACAAGCAACAGTTCATGCCGAACAAAATGCTGTAGCAGATTGTGCTAAAAGAGGTGTCAGTTGTAATAATTCTACTGCTTTTATTACACATTATCCTTGTATTAATTGTATGAAAATATTATGTGCTTCCGGTATTAATAATATTAAATATATAAATGATTATAAAAATGATAAAAATGTTGAAAGATTATCTGAATTATCCAATGTTGAAATAAAAAAAATATAAATTTTTTTTTTCACACTTTATATTTATTTAGTAATACACACATAACACAAATCTTCTAATCCATCATTTATCCCATTAAACTCTCTACTCGTATAAATTGGTAATCTAGTATAGACAAATGCCCCCATTGCCCCACCATCTTCATAATCTGCTTTATGAAACATAGCTTGACACATTGGCTCATCGCATACAAATGCATGACTTGAAAAATTAATTAATTTATATTCAACATCATTTTTCTCTACAGATTTAGGAATGGTTCCACATTTTTCACCATTCTTATAATTGAATTCATTCATAGTGGAATACATTTTTGTCCAATATTCATTGATGATATTATCAGTCACTTCACATTCCATCCAAACTGGATCAGGTGTTTCTCCCGATAAATGTCCAAACTTATCTTGATATTCTTTCTCTGTTCTTTTGTTTTCCTCTTGCTCTTCTATACTTGGAAAACTAAACCACAAACCACCATCATAATTATATGTTTTTACACAATCATTATATGTTTCAGATGGTCGTTGTCTACACCTTTTCGTCCTTAAAGTATGTTTTTTATCCAAATGATATTTATTCGATGTATTTACAATATTTTTGATACAACAAGGTTCGAGAGATGAAGTAGATTCTTTAAACTCTAGATATGCTTCTCCCGTTGTTTTACCATCATTATCTAACATTAAATCTAATACGAGTGGCGTAGAACCAAATATCACATTGGATTTTTTTATCATTAATTTTCTTAATTTTTGAACTTTACTTGTTTTCGGTAAACCATATACATATAACATCTTTTCCCATTCTTCTTCCCAATCCGTAAAATACTCAGATATAACCTTTCTTGGTTTGTCATGCCAACCATCAATATTAAATCCATTCATATATGGTTGAATTGTTGAAAATTCATCTATCAAAGATTTCCTCTCAATATTTCTCTTGATCCGATTTGACACACCGTCACATTTAGGGTCTATCTCAATTAAATCCATATATTGAGTTGGCAACCATAAACCATTTTCACATTGGATCCATGTACTTTCTCTATGAACTGCTCTCCATATTGAAAACGTTGGGGCATATATACTTTCAATTTTATCTTCCAAGTCTTTACTTTTCCGGAAATAAATTCCCCCTCCCCCATCAACTCTCCACCATTCAATTTCAAATGATTGCATTTATAGTATAGATTTACTATATTTCTTATTAATATCTTATAGGATAATTTCAAATTAATTAACGATGGTCTTCCTCTTAATTAAATTTGAAATTATCCTATTAAAAATAAATAAAACTATTATCATATAAAATTAAAAATAAATGCAGTCTCTTGAAGATATTAGCCATAAGGTAAACTCGTTTATCTTTAATCATCATATTAGTGAAGATGGTATTGTATGTGATGAAGGTGATGGAAATCAAACAATGATTAATGGTAATAACCGTCGTTGGTCATATACAAATACGAATGAAATTGGCAATCGGAGTGAAATTGAAGATATTCAACTACATATGCTAAATGATGTAATGGAAATCATGACAACCCTTCAAATGTATTTTAGTCATTCTGGTGATGGACCAATTGAAACTGTTGATCCACATACATCTCAATGTGAATCATTTAATTGTCACCCTGGTTGTTCTTGTGGTGCTTGGGATAATTTTGAACCATATGTTCAAGAAGAAAATTATGAAGATATGGGATGTGCTACACAAGCAGATAAGCAACGACTACTTGAAGATCAAAAGGAACCATTTCAATTTAACCAAATTCAGACACGATCACAAGCACAAGCACAAGCACAAGCACAAGCACAAGCACAAGCACAAGCACAAGCACAAGCACAAGCACGTGTCCAAGCAATGGTTCAACAAAATCCAGTTGATCAAATGTTGGGTGATATGGATAATATGAGTCTTGGATAAAAAAATATGTAATAAAGTGTGTAAAATTAACGTGTAGGTATATTAATAGGTTGTGTTTTTTTTGGTTTTGGTAATTTTTTAGGAACACCACAACTTCTAGCATGTATTAATTTATTAATTTCATCTATTAACATTTTAAATATTTCTTCATCAATATCTCCATTATATTTTTGAATTCTTTTTTCAATTATATTATTTGCTACTTTTTCAATTATTTGTTTAGTAGGAGAAACAAGCATAAATTCAAGTTTTTCATTTGTTGTTAGAAATGGTAATTGTAATACCATTTTATATTTGATTTTTAATTCTATATTTCTTTAAAGATATTCAAATTTATTAACTTATACTTCTTACCCTCATTAATAAATTTGAATTTCCTTAGAGAGATAATAATCGCATATCTTTCAGGGTAATGTATAAGATGTGCGCGTAGCGTCGTTTATACAAGATAGGTTCGAATCCTATAAAGATATGCTGTTTAGATATATTAATTTAATACGGTTATATGATTCAAAGGGTGTCTTTTACTTAATAGTT